ATGAGCAGATTCAAGTACCCTGTAGATACCGACCAGTTTCAGAGAATTCGTGAAGATGGCAAGGTGTATGTTGACAAGACCGGCATGATGTATAGCCTTATCAACAAGTATCAATATGTCTTCCTTGCCCGACCCGCCGTTTCGGAAAGTCGTTGTTGTGCAACACCTTCAAGGCTTATTTCCAAGGTCAGAAGGAACTGTTCGAGGGGTTGAAGGTCATGGACTTGGAGAAGGAATGGAAGACATATCCCTTACGAAGCCGACGGATGCCATCTGACAAAATGCGGAGTGACCATTTCCTCAGAAGCACGAAACATCACGCATTGGCGGGCAGTGGATAAGGATGGCAAGGTCATCGACGAGCAGGAGTTTTGAACAAAAGTATTAAAACAGGTTGTCCAACGTCACTTGACTTTCAATCGATTTCATAATAGATGATTTCCCCGCGCTGTTTTTCTGTAACCACAATTCACCTGATAACCCAGCATATTTTGGCTATATCTGCTTCAAAGGAATCCTTATTGACGGCTCGGTTCTTCACTGCCGAGCGATAGTTGTAGATAGTCTGTGGGGAATAGAATCCCTCTCGCTTGAAATTGGTGTCCATGAGTTGCTCATTCAGTTGGTGTAGTTGATGTTGCTGTTCTTCGAGCAGGGCGTTTTTCTCCCTTACAGCCTCGCATTGCTTATTCAGTTCCTGGTTTTTGTCTTGCAGTTCCAGCCTGTGCCTGTGCAGTTTGGTGTTTTGTCTCTTGATAACAAAAAGAGCTATAAGCAGGGCAAGCGATAATACTCCAAGCGCTACAAGACCGTAGAGGATATGTCTGCTCTGTAATCATATCCGTAATGGAAAGAAAACCGCTAAGCTCGCCTCTTAGCGGTGTTTTTGATAATGCTTGCAGCGTGACTGGCACTGTGTCGTTGCATAAATCATCAATTGACTTAGCTTTTTATTATGTGGGCGCAGCATATTGTTCATAAACAGCAGCCCGTTATATATAATCACGAAAACCAAGTTTTCGGGCCTCAAAAAACGAGGAGACGAAATCTGAAATAAAAAAAACAAACGAAATGGTTTGTTTGGTATTGTTAGTGTTTTTTTATTTCTAATCTTTTATTGTTTGAATTATGTTATTATTCTGGTCTAATGCTATTACAACCATGTCGCTTTGGAAACGAATCCAACCTAACTAACTTATTACTTCTTTCTTCATTTCAATCATTTTTTAGTTTGACAATACATTACATCACGAAATATCCAGTATGTTCAGGTAGTATGTTGTCTGGGTCTGCATCAAAATCATAGGCTTTCAGTTTGGCACTATGTTTTGCCCAATTCTCATTAGCTAAATACTCGACCAATACCGATGCTTGAACGTATATAAATCCATTTACTACTGTTGTTGGGTTAGAACCATATCCAAAACCTCCAGTCATCATTGCATCATTTTTTATATATACATTACCATATTTCACATGCCTAAAGAAATAGCCATTGAAACTGGTGCAATTATCAATTACAACACATTCTTCATATTTATAGTTATGATTTACACTACCAAAACCATAAACATACTTATAAATACCATCAACACTTTGTCCAACATTTACATTGCCGTAAGGTGTATCTCTATTTTGCCTAAAATAAACTTTGGTTGCAGTGGTATTCCAATTCCAGCCTTGTGAAGAATGGTAATAGATTGTTCTTAGTTTTTTGAATGGTGACATATCAAGAATGTCAATGTTTGGACAATTTTCTGCTACCTCAGTTTGGGTAAAACCATCTATATTTGTTACGGAATCCAAGTTGTCTTGTATTGTACCTACACCATCACCAAACTTTTTTGCTATAAAGTCTAGCCATTGTTTGTCCTTGAACCTCAGATAATACCCCGCCACATTCAGCTCTAATCTCGAACCGAAGAACTCACGGAGAGAGGTGACAGAGTCCTCGTAGGCATAGCCGGCCACGTTGATGACACCTTCGAGCACTGGACGCTGCGCAGAGTTGACAAGAAGCATATTCTCTTGGTCGAACTCCACAGACCCATAGCCCTCGCCGGTGGTGGGGTCGTAGCTATGCTCGGTGAACGTGGCAAGCATGTCTAAGTCAGCCGACGTGCCTGCTATAGGAGTATTCCACATCATCGTGATGAACTGGAGGCTATTGTCCTCTGTGTTGTATATTTTTCGGAGAATGTCAAATGGAGAGAGGTTAGGGCACTCGTAGTAGTAGAGGCCATTGATGGTGGTGAGACTGCCATCGGGTATTGACATCTTCTCCATCGTGAGCAACGGTAGGGTATGAAGGAAGAGCGTCTGCAAGCCTGTAGGAAAGCTCACTTCCTCCACCTTCGCACCCATCGGGATGAGCAGCGTGGGCACGTTTGTTCCCTCGAAAAACACCTTCTTCAAGCGTGGGCAGCCAAGCAGGCGCACGTCGTTTTTCAGCGACACCACGTTTCGGGCATCAATCTCTTCGAGCGACGCACCGCTCACGGCAAGCGTAGAGGCGTTGAACGTCACGTTGGCAGCGTCGGCATCGCCCACCTTCAGCACCCTCAGGCGCTTGCCCGATATGGAAAACGAGGCTCCCACCGTAGCGTCGCCACCACGGCTTGTAAGAGTGAGTTGGCAGAGGTCGCCTATAGAGGTGTACCAGTCAACCGCCTTTAGGTAGTATGTGGTCTGTCCGTCCGACGTGGCCGCTATTACGCAGGTCTCGCCGGCAAGAGTCCTCTCACCCTTGACGTTCTGGCCGCCGCCGATGTTGCCGCTTGGGTACATATCAATAGCAGGAGTGATTTGAAAGTTGAACGTCTTGGCAGGAGTGAACTCCAGCTTACCCATACCATCATCCGAAGAACCCGTGAACGCAGCTATCTCATAGAGCGAAAACACATAGACAATGCGACGCTCCACCCACTGACGCTCTGCCTCGTACTGAGTGCCGAGAGCCTGGGTAAGCGGAAAGACGTTGTTGTATGTCTTGTTGGGGTCGATGACCCACGGAGTAATATAACACCAATTACTGTCGTAGTTGTATGCAAGCATCGGGAAATACTTGGCTGTTCGCTCCCAGAAATAGTAGTCGAACATGTTCATCACGGTCTCATGAACCGTTGAACCCTGTATGCCAAGCTCGCCCGCCATCGACACGAGAGCGTTAACCATACGGCTCATCATGGTCTTGCAGCCTGTGCGGAAGCAGCTGCCGATAAGTGTCCAGAACACCGAAGAAGAGCCTTGGTAGATGTCTGTGCCATCGGCGGTCACATCGCCCACCTCCACGCTGTAGCTCTTGGTAGATTGTCCGTTGTTGTCGGTGGCGAGGATAGAGTCAAGGTCATCCTGCTTCCAACACCAACGCCCGCCCTCGCTCAGGGGCTTGAACTTGAACGGATAGGTGTTCTTGGCGTGGTTGTCGGTAGCACCAATCAGTACACAGAAGTTGTCGTGATACTCGGCATCCTCTATGCTCCAGTAGTTGCCAGCCTCTGCCTGGAACTTCGCCCCACGAGCCACGATAAGCTCGCCTGTGGAAGGGTTGTCCATATTGTCAAGATAGCCGTCAAGATATGTGCGCACATCGTGACCATCCAGTATCTCATACTGCTTGGTCTTGAGGCGGTAGTATATGAGGTGATAACTACTGTCGTAGAGCGTCAGAACGCCATTATTACGGTTTCCGAACACGTCGGTGCGGCTCTGGAACGCATAAACGTCAGCGTTTATCTCATCAAGAGTCATGCCCACCTCGTCAAGCGAGCGCAGGAACGGAGAACAGAAGTATGCTATCTCGTACGCCGGCCGCCATTCCTGTTCGAGAAGGTTCAAGATGTTGTCCCAATCCTCTTGTGTTCCGTCCTCGGAGGTTTCCCAAGGGGCGATTGACACGTCCCACGCCTCCTGACCGCCGAACATAAGGGTCTCGTCGGAAGGAGAATAGGTTACGTCAATCCACGGATGGAGGAAGCGAGTGCCGAGAGGTGCATGGTTAGGGCCCTCTATCTGCAAGAGTGAGGGATAAGCCTTGGTGTCGTAGCCAAATGTCTTCTTGTCGCCTTTGTCAGGGCCAGCGGTGTAGAGACCAATGAACTTGTATGTTCCGTCCTTGTACTTCTGGAATCCCACAAACGGATAAGAGTATATCGCCACTCGGTTTGACGTTGAGGGCAGAGACGATTTCAGTCCAAGACGCTCGTACAACTCGTCATACATGGTCGTACCGCCAATCTTATGTCCTTGCATAGAGGAGGCATAGTTCTTCTTAGCCGTAATCTTCGACACCTTCGGGTGCAATCCCTTTCCGGCTATGTAGCCCTCCTTGGTGTCGGTAGTTCCGTCGGCATAGGTAAACAAGGCCTCGCTCTTCAACTTCCATCGCACGTTCCATCGGTAGTATCGCATAGAGGTTGTTCCCTGACCGTCTATCGGAGCGTTATCAATTCGCACGTTCCACTCGGGGTGGTCGTTGTATTCAAACGTCACTGATGACTTGACCTTCACGTTGTTCTCAACGCTCGGGATGTCTATATCGTCGGGCATCTCAATCACCATACAGTTGTAGCCTGCCGCCTTGCATAGCTCATAGCTCACCTCCGTTCCGTCGATGATGTCGTTGTCCTTGCGCACACCCTCACGAGTGTAGTCATTGGAGTCGATGAGGGTGTTCAAGAAGTTTGTCATAGCGTCTCCCGCCTCGAACACCTTGCCTGTGTAGTAGCGCATCATATAGAAGTAGAAGTCGGCACTCTTCTGCCCCATCTTCAGATAGCCGTTGCCAAAAGTCGTGTTACCGCCATATTCAAACACGCACTGGCGCACGCCGTTGACGTAGATATGGCAAAGGTTACGACCCGTTGTGCCGTAGCCACGCTGGAGTACAATCACGACGTGAAGAATCTGATCCTCGACGAGCTGGACGGTCTGAGCCACCATCTGCCTGTTACCAGATGTCAGCACGGTGAGGCGTGTGGGAAAGAGGATTATACCATTTGTCTCGGCGGCATTGTATGTGTCGGTGCTCATGAAGCTCATCACGGGCGTATCGTAGTCGGCCACATTCGAGCATCTGTACTTGAACTCCAGCGTTAGACTGCCTGCATTAGAGCCGGCGAGAGGTTTGAGGTCGGGCACCTCGACGGTATTACCCGCAGCCACCACGAGACACTTGTTGTTGTCGGAGTCCATCGCCCATCCGTCAGTTGACCATGCGAAGCCCGTCCACGCTGCGGCATAGCTAATCTTGTCAGCGCCTGCGGCGATGTTGAATATCTCCTGGCGGTCAGCAGCTCCATTGCTACGGAGCGAGGAGTTGGTGTAGAAGTTTGCACCAGCAACGGCAGCATAGGAGTTGCTGTTGTCAACCTCCATAACCAATTCTTCTACACGCTCGCTGGTTGTTGCCCTCACGCTCAACGTTACTCCGTCTGCGGCTTCCGTCTCTATCTCCAGCTTGGTTGTGTAGGCGGTCTTTGTCTGTGTCTGTACGGTCAGTTCCTGTCCAGATACAACAATAAAGTCGTTGTTGCCGTCGTTGGCCGTTATGTCAAATGTGACCTTTGTGGCATTGTATGTCGCATAGCGGAAGAGCGTCTGTGTGTTGTAGTTGATAGCCTTGTCGGCTATGTCGTTGATGCAGACAAGAGACACGTTGTTTGCATCCGCAGCCGCCACGCATATCACATTATACATGTAGTGCTGTGTCTCCACATTGTCGCCGCCCATCCATATCTCTATCTTATGCACACCTGTTCCGCCCTTGGGGAAGTGGTTTGTCATGTCAAAGGAGTAGGCCGTGGTGGTGTAGCTTGTGCCTGAGTTGAAGGTCACGGTGTATAGTTGCTCGTCATCTTCGTCTACCCTAACGTATAGTGTTTTTTGCAGCTTACCCGAAAAGTATATGCCGTCGATGGCATAGGCAGCGCCTTCCACGAAAGCCCTGTTCCAAGAGAACTCCGAAGTCAGCGTGAGTGAGGTCACGATGGCGGTGAACACCACGCTCTTCACCTGTCCGCTCTCCAATCCGGTAATCACGAATCGTATGCGGTTGTTGCCGATACTTACATAGTTTCTCACCTCCTCAGCAATGCTTTCTCCGTTCATGCAGTTTCCCGACGCTCTGTCCACATACACACCGTTGCCTGTGTCCACCGCCATTGTATAGGTATAGTCCTCTATAAACTCAGTGGGCGAACCACCAATCTCCATCGCCTTGGTCGATGGCGTGAGGGTAATCTTCTTGGACGTTGACGACGTAAGAATATAGAATGATGTAGCGGTGTCGCTCGCCACATTGATGCTGTAAGAAGTGCCTGACAGCGAGAACGAGCCAATGCGTTGTCCGCCTTGCTCGGTGAAGAACGTGACGTTGCCGCCACTGTACTCTATCCACCCGACCTTTTCGCCGGCCACTCGCAAGGCGTTGGCAATACTCTCCCTCACGCTCTCGTCGTTATCCACAAGCTCGTTTATCTTGGCGGGCACTTCGTTGAACTCCTCAGCCGTCAGCTCGTCGCCTTGGCTCTTCTGTGGTATATTCAGTCTCTCGATAGCCATATTATGATAGTTTGAATGGGAATTTGTAAGTAAACTTATTGTTCTCAACGACAGGCATCCTTACGTCTGGCCGTCCGAGGGCATGAAGTATATAAGGCAGCTCGTATGTGGCCGTTATGTCACGACTGCTCTCCAAGGCCACGAGCCTTACGCTTACAAGCTCCCCCGTCTCCTTGTTCGTCACATTACTTAGGCTTGCCTTGATATACCTTATTGCCATGATTATCCCTTGTTGGTTAAACGTGTTATCAGTTCTCGCTTGATGGCGGCAATGAGTTGGCTCTGCCTTACCACTTGGGCTATAGCATTGGTATACTTCTCGTCCACCTCCACCTCGTCCGTGGAGTAGTATATCTCCCTCGCAAGGTCTTCAAACCCAATGTCGAGCAGCACACTGCCGTTATACATCATCATGTTGCCAATCGTCTGAGCTATATCAAACGTCTGCTTTGAGCCGTCAAAGGAGGTCTGAGCCTCCAGTTTCTTGAAATTTATCTTCATGTCTTTATTGTTTATTCAGGTACTCTTATTCGTAACTCGTCTCCATTGTAGATATACAAAGCTCCGATAGGAACTTCTCTATAATCTTTCGGTATGTCAAGGAACACGGGAACATTGAAATAAGCCATATTATTAGTCAATGTTATCTTTGGAGCTATTCCGGCACTTGTACTATCGTTTATCAACAAAGCCGCGTCTGTCCCTATTCCACCATTAATTAAATCTTCAAATGTTCCTATGCTCAATGTGATATTTGTAGTGCCGTATGAGAGGCTTATTCCTTTCTTGCTGATATTAAGCATTCCGTTGCCATCGTCCACTTCACCCGAAGAAATGCTATTGGAGCTGATTTTCATACCCCCAATCGTTCCGCTTGTGGCATTTATCTCTCCGCTTACATTCGCTTCCTTGACTGTGAGTTTTCCGTCTGAACCCATAATGAAGTTGTCGTTAACATTCAGACCGTTGCTCAACACAAGGCTTTCGGCGGTAATGTTTCCAGAAATAACAGCATTCTTAGCGGTCAGTTTTCCTTCTGAATCAAGACTGAAATTTCCTCCGCTATGTTCTATCTTTTCCGATAGAGTTATATTTTGGAACGTACCCCCTACGGCATTAACGACACCATTAAATGTAGCATTTCCGTCCGCACCAAGCACAATACTCTGTACACCATCCTTGCCAATCCATACGCCAGTTTCATCAACGTGTAGTATGTCGTTCACCGTGGTTTCGCCATCTATCACCACTTCCCCCGCCTTTATCTTGGCAATTCCGACAGGGTTCCCCTCACTGTCGTATTCCACTGAAGCATGCAGGTATGCCTCTGCAAGAGTTTGGTCGCTCCCATCTACCTTTTGGGCAAACATCCCGACAAAGTTCTTGGTCGTGATAATTCCTGCCGCATCAACAGTATTACAATCACCGCTGCCAAATACGAGCAACCGGACAAGACTGCCAAGGTTTTCAATAATGCCAGATGTTGGTCGACTTATTACCTCCCACGCTTTATCACCATACATCGACACTTCCACACCTCCTTCTATTGTTTCGCCAGTCACGGCCACCTTAAACGTAATCTGCTTCAGATATACATCATACTTTGAGGCAGAGTTAGGCCTGTCTCCTGTATATACCACAATCACATCGTCATTGGTGGCAACGTATGCCGCCATAAAGGCCTCTGAGAGTGTATCGTCTCCTGTTATTTCTGTAAACGAGCCACCCCCATTGCTAATATAAACCTTGCCATCCACGTGACATATATCTCCAATAGTTGCACCTGTCGTAGATTGCAACCGGAGCGAAATCACATCTTGCATATCAATATAAGGAAGCAATTTCTCTATCAGCATGGAAATGGCTACCCTTGGCTCTTTAGCCTCTTCCAAAGTTACAAACTCAGTCCAGTCCGTTACAAGTGCCGTCTCTCCTTTTATGCGCCCTACCACACACACCATCATAGACCCTTTTTCAGTGTCTGCGGCATCAAGTTTACGCCACAGGTCTCCGCGTTTGTATGGAGGCGTTGGCAAATCTACACTGACAAACACCCTCATCTGTATAGCAGACAAAGCAGTGCGTAATTCTTCTGCCCGTTGGTGATATTGCTTCCACCTCTCTGTGAAAACGCTTCCTTCTATCGATGTATTTTCCCCGTTATAAAGCATGGTTGGTGACGATATGGCTTCAAGTGATGACATGAAGACATCCACAACTTCTTCTGTCAAGTCGTTAAGGTAACACCAGAGCCGGGTGTATGCCAGCCTGTAATTGTACAACACGCTGCCGTTGCCTTCACTCATTCCGTTTTCCTCTGCCTGATACACGAGTTCTGTCGTTTCTGTCACTACACCTTCGTAATCCCTTATGACGGTCTTCTTTTCCACTGCCGACAGTATATTGTCATCGGCCATGCGTGCCAACTCTGTTATGGCGGCATCGGCGGCATCCTTGCTGTCCTCAGACATTATCTGTACCATATTGCTATAGCTCTCGTAGTATGTGTTCCACGTAGCCCTGTAATCGTCAGCTGACGGTACCTCCGTGTCATTGTTCAAATCCCTCAGCCATAGCGGCAGAGTTGTCTCATCCCATTCCTCTCCACCGTTCAGCATAACTGCGAGTGTCAACAATGCACTGACATAAGACGTGTAGACGTTCTCGTTCGCCTCTCCTTCTTCATTTACCCCATAATAATCATCAGCGTCAAGACCATAGTTTAAGCAATATTCCTTTATTCTATTGTATTCGTTGAACGCTTTGTTCCACTCTATAAGCACTCTCGTCTTTTCCGTACCGGCACATATTATTCCGTCACTTGTCACGTCTGAGAGTTTTTCCAACGCTGCCAAGGTGTCTGCATCGGTCACTTCCTCCCAATAATACAACTCACCTTCATCTGTTATTTCCGACACCCACCTCCATACCAAGCCTCCTTCCGATGCCTTTCTTCTTGTATCATAATATATATCCTGGACGTGCATCTTTTTTGCCGAGGCGGTCACCCAGTCGCTTGCAGGATAGTTCGCCTCTACTGTAGGGTCTGACATTGTGGGCAGCGGGGCATAATCACCAAACCACAAGTTGAATTGCCGGTCTGCCTGGTTCTTCACCTCACCAAACGCTTTGTTCAGTGATTTGTATTGGTCATCTGTCTCTTTGAATTTTTCATTAACAGTCACCATACCGATGTTACCTCCTGCCCTTTGCAAGGCTTTTAGCTGGTCGATGTTCATCGGGGCAGTACCGCGATAATCTTCGCTTTCCGTGCCTCCACCACCGCTTACCTGCACACTGTCTATCTTGTCAATCAACGAGGAAATCAATCCCTTAGGCGTGAAGGTGCCATAGGTTATGCTCTGCTGTCCTGTTATGAGGTCTGTTGTAACACTCGTGACTATGTATCCGTCTTGCTTGTCTGACGAGAGTATTGAGTCATGCTCTCCCAGTTTTGGTGCCGTTCTACCTTCGGTCAGAAAATCTTTCCAATAGATCTGCTCTGTGTAACTGGCTATCTTGCCGCTACTGTATATGGCGGCCACAGCTTCACCTCTTTGTCTTAGTTCCTCCTTCGCTTTTTTTATATACTCTTCATCAAGGGCGACATTCGTCAGCGTTATTTTCTGCCCGGATCCAGGACAAAGGCCTCCCTCGCCTTCTATTCCGTCTGTTGGCAACGATGGGAGCAATGTGTCGCCGTCGGCCTGCATGATTATTCTGTATTCGCCAGCCTTAACCGCAAAACCTGTTTCACTGACATCGTCTTTCTCCTTTTCTACAGTTGACTTGTCGAAGTATGACAATTCAAACTCTCTTCCTGTAAGAGGGCCGCTCTGGAACAAAATGCCAAGAGGTTTGCCTTTTATTATCGATTTCGTGTCGAAGGAATACGTGTCCACACCTCCGTTGGCATTCTCAATTCCTAGTCCAACATACCATTTCGCATATTGCTTGTAACCTCCATTGCCGTTGGATATTTTGTTGCCATTTTCATCCAACAGATAACATAGTCTGTATCTTGCTGATGTTATCACAAGTTCCATCTTTGGATATATGTCATCAAAAACAAGCAGTTTCGTCATTGCAGGACCGCTGCCTTTGCTGATTATGCTGCCGTTATCGTCTATTGTCAGTCTTTGGGTTATTGCACTGTAGCCTCCTTTTAGAGTCTTCTTTGCCATATTACGAGTACCACCGAGTACGACAAACCTGTTGTAATATGACTCTGCGGCGTATGCTTTTGACATTCCTATACATATCTTGCCTTTCACGTAGTATGCGTTCACACCGCAGGCATCTGCAATCTTTGTCACTGCTGACTTTATTGTGTCTCCGTCAAAGCTCACTGATATTGCTTCTTCTGAGGTCAGTACGGCTTCTGAGGCTGATACGTTCCAGCCTCCAGACAAAGTGCCCAAGAATGTCTGTAAATCTGTGATAAGCGTAGAGGCCGGGCCGGTATAAGAGAATGTGTATAGCGTCAGTTTGTCACCGTCGGTAGTCTCAACAGTCTTAAAGAAAAGGGTCTTGCCAAGAATGGATGACATATCGGAGAACTTCGGACTCCACTGGTATATTCCGTCACCACTGCCTGCCGGGGCGTATGTCTCCAGCATCACGTAATCTCCAAGGGTGGTCCCGGCAGGTATTACACCACCTCGCGAAGATTTCCATGATAACGTCAGGCTTCCGTCGCCGTTGATGTTGTCAATCATCTGACCGGAGTCTATTACGGTATCGCCTGTTATGAAGTCGGCTTCACCTATGCCTGTTATTTTGGTCAATTCTTCATATGTCATATTTCTGTATGTATTTCTGGATGTGGCTCTATGAGCGATAAAGTGAATTTTGCCATTCTTTGGTTCCACTGCTGAAATGGCTGACAGTCTTGATAAATCATGTGATACACTGTGTCTGGAAAGTAAGAGGTCTTTAGCATGAAATATCCTTGACCCAGTACCTCAGAGCATAATAATGAAAACTTGTCTATGAATTCACGGTCACTTTTCGCACAAAGGTGTATCTCCAGACTCACGCTCTTGCTGTCTTTCTTGCCAATGGAATCCTCCAGACAAGCTATTCCGTGCTTCAGGGCGTTACTGTTACTCACCGGCTTTTTTAAGGGAGCAGGGGCTATAAGATTGGACAATGATCCGTCTTCAAGCCCTAAACCGTATCTTTCCCATGCGTCAACCCATCCCGAGGTCAATGCCGACTTAAAATATAACTTTCCTTTTGGCATATCATAATCGTTTTAACGTACTTCGAATATCGTTCAAATGCTCAGTGAACGTTGTCAATATCTCTTGGTTTGAGTTCCTTATCGCAAGCAGGTACTCGTTCGCGGTGCGCATCCTCGCGTTGATTTCCTTCACTACGTTCGAGTCAGGTGAAGTAACGCCTCCTAACGCCTGGATAGATTCCAGTATTCGCACTCTCACGTCGTTTCCTTGCTCCAATGCCATCTGCTGCGCCATTGCTATACCAAGGTATGTCTCAAACTGGTCGTATGTCGCTGCCTCTGCCATATTCATCGTCGCTGTCTGGTCTGCATGGTCGCCAAGTCCAAGCATTGTAAGTATCTCCTTCGATTGCTCCGACATTGCGTCACGGGTCTCTGATATGGCGGCTCCAAGGTTCTTCAGTAGCGTCGCTCGCTCCTCATCGGTAAGACCCTCGTTCTTCATTATCGACGCATACTTGGCCTTCCATTCCTCAAGCTTCTCGTCAAATTGGCCGTTAAGCACAAAGGTATCGATAAACTGCCGGGCCAGGGTCTCTGAAATAGACTTGCTGAAATCTTCCGCACTCGCTTCCATATCCATCAATGATGACAGAAACGTGTCGCGCATACCGTCGAATGTCGTATCTTCTTCCATCAGCTCTGTCAGTCCTATAGCGTCCATAATCCCGTTGGCTTCCGAGGCAAGACTGTCACGCATCTCTTCCATCGCCTTCCGCAGTTCTTCTAAGCGTCTTAGTCTTTCTTCCTCGCCTAAGGTCTCGTCTTCCATTATCTTGCGGTAGGCTTCATTCCAATCCTCTGCCCACTTGCTGAACTTCTCGCCGAGCACGTTCTTCTTTATCAGTTCCTCCGCCATCGTCTTTGCTATCGCCTTGCTCCATTCTTTAGCGTCTTTGTCCAACGATGTAAGAGTGTCCAAAAATTTGCCCTCAAGATCTCCGAAGGGAGATTCCCAATCATCAGCCTTAGCATACCCCATCGAGTCCATTATCCGCTGAGCCTCTTCCGACAGGTTCGCCCGCATCCCGTTCAGTTCTTCCCTCAGGGCAATCAGTCCGGCAGATTTCTCAGCGTCTGTCAGGGTCTCATTCTCTATAAGTGCTGCAAAGCGTCCCTTCCATTCCTCAAGCCAAGTGTCAAAGGCCTCGCCAAGCAGACTCTGTTCCACTAACTGCTCTACCATCACGCGGGTTATCTCCCTCGACCATTCCTCAGCGTCGCTCTCCATATCTGTCAGTGTGTCGAGGAAACTGCTATGGAGATCATCAAATGCCGACGCGGCTTCACTCACGTCTTCTGCCATCAGGTCTGAGAATCCGGTCATCTCCATTATCTCCGATGCTCCCGCCTTCAGACTCTCCCTCATAGCGTCAAGTTCCGCCTTCAATGCGTTCACTACTGTCATATCACCGGCTTCCACTGCTGCCTTATACCGGCTTCGCCAGTCATCAAGCCATTTCCCGAAATCCTCACCTAATACAAGCTGCTTCACAAGGTCTTCCGTCATTGTCCTCACTATCTCTTTCGACCAGTCCTCCGCATCGTCCGTCATGCTTGTCAGTGTTGAGAGAAACGAGTCCTCAAGACTGCTGAAATAGTCATTCGTATCGTCCGTAGGGTCATAACCCACTATGTCGAATATCTCGTCGCGTTTCGCAGTCCCCTTTTCCACAAGACTATTCCACCTGTCTCTGAATCCCTGTATGTCTGACTCTGTCAGCTGACTTCCTTCGTCTTCTCTCGTCTTCATGAGCGCGGCCCAGTCTTCATAGAACTTCTTCAGATCCTCGTCCATTATGTTGCCGATGGCGGCGTTAAGCATAGCCTTTGCCATCATCTCCGAAAAGTCATTCGAGAAGTCTTCTGCCGAGTGTTCCATGTCCATCAGCGATGACAGGAAATTGCTGTGTAGGCTCTCAAACGTCGTTTGGGTCAGGTTCTCATTTATCGAGGCTTCCAGCTCTGCCAACTCTCCGGCAAGGTCAGCGTAATTCTCCCAATACTCTGACTTGTCATACTTGCCCGCTCCTACAATCGCATCCCAGACATCATAGAGATTGTCTCTTATGTCAGCTATCTGTTCTGGAGTCAGCTTGTACATGTCCGCAAGGCTTCCAACTTTAAACATCGTCGCCGTACTGCCGTATTTGTCCCTGTTCTTAGCCAGCAGGGCGTTTATTTTATCATAATTCGCAGCGTCAAATTCACGGCTCCAATAGTAGGCATTACTGTGATGGGCTGAATGATAACCCATCTGAGCCTCCAGTTTTGCCGCCTCGTTTTGAATCTTTTCAAGTTCCAGCTTCCTCGCCTCGTTATACGACTCAACTGCACTGCCACCTGCTTGTTTGTCTATCGACTCTTTTAGCTTGTCTATGCTCTGGGCAAGACGTTCGTTCATCTTGGTCAGCTCTTCTGTCTTCTCTGCCACCTCCTTTTCGTTCCCGTTCGTCAGCCAGCTGCTTATGCCGTCCGATGACAACAGTCCAAAGCTCAACACCGAACCTAACGCCCCTGTCACCGTATCTATGATATTTCCTAATCCCGATATTAGCGATTCTCCTATCTGTTCTATAAACTTTCCGCTCAGGATATTCTTCAATATTCCGTTAACCGCTCCCAACACGGTGTCTATCAGACTCGATATAAGCGTGCCAATGCCATCCTTCAGTATGTCCAGTATCTGCAACACCGCAGCCACTATCTGACCTATCAGACCTGCCTTGCTCAGACCTTCCGACAGGCTGTCCGTTACCACATCACCCACTTCGCCCAGACTCTCCGTAGCTCCCTCAACGCCGTCGCTTATCTCTTTCCCGGATTCTGCAAGCCCCTTCGCTGCCTTGTCCGCTTCCGACAGGGCTTTCAGTCCGTCAATACCGCCTTTCAACTGCTCAAAGGCTCCCCAAAGCTCGCTCAATTGAGTAAGCCCCGAAGTACTGAGAAATGTACCAATCTCGCTCATCGGCTGAATCACGGCCTTGGCGGTCTTCTGCAATTTGGATCCTGATGTCGTGACTGCCGAAGTAGCGTCACTATAAGCCGAGCCGGCATCTGTAATTATATTGGTTATCTCATTGACTCTCGTCTGCGCTGCCTTTATGGCTTCCTCGTTACCTGTGTTCTTTGCAATGTCGAGATCATTGTTTGCTTCTTCAAGCTTCGGAGTGTATTTCAGCAGTATGTCATTATATGCCTCCTCTGCCTCCTTTTGTTTAGCTAGAGACTGCTGATACTCTACAATGTCATTCGCGAGACTATGGAAATCCACGTCAGAGGTTCCAATCTGACCTCTTATCTTTTCCATGGCATCAACAATCACCTTCTGTTGGTCGGCTCCAAGGGTCTTGAACTTGTCTGTGCCTGAGAAGTCTTTCAACTGCTTAAGCAGTGGTTCAAGTTGCGACTTTACCACAAGCCCCAAATTATCAAACACCGTGTACCAGTCTATCTTGGCTGCAATGGCATTTGCTTCCACGGCAGACTGAGCCGCTGCCTCTTCTTTCCTCAGCTTCTCTGTTTTCCATGTCTTCGTCTCCTCACTGTCCGAGGATGATTGCACGTTGGCAATTTTCTTCGAGTATTCGCGGGCAATGGCAAGTTTCTGTTCCTGAAATGTGCCATACATCTGCAAATATGACAGCATTGCCTCTTCCTCGCTGTCTGCCTGCTCCGATAACAATTTGCGTGTCTCCTGCTGAATAGCTTTCTTACGTTCTTCATATTGCTTTATTTCGGCATCGGTGTATTCAGTATTTACCGTAGAGGAATCAAATTCCTTGCCCTCATTTGCCGAGTCTGCCTCAAACAAAGCTCGGGCATTGTCTATCTTCTTTTGTTTGAGGTCTTCATATTGCCGTTCAAGTTCCTCTGCCTTCCGCTTGCTGTCAAGGCGTATTTGCCGCAGGCTCTTATCCGCGCCTTCTGCCATAGTGTCTATCTCCGCCTGTTCCGCGTCCAGCAAAGCATCAATGCCGTTTCTTTTCGCCTCCAGTTCCTGCTTACGTATGGTTTCTTGAAGTTTCTTGCGCTCATTGATGCTTTTCTTCAGCTCAGTCAGTTCCTTGCGTGCTTCTGCTGTATCCTTTCGGCTCTGTTTGCCATCAGGATCACCGCCGAGGTCCTCATATATCTTCTTCTTCGTCTTCAAATCCTCCTGAGCGTCCTCCCAGTCCTTCTCAGTGTATTTCGAACGATTCTTCTTTATCTCATCTATTTTCTTGCTGGCACTCTTGTAGGCATTCTCTGCTTCCTTATATGCCTGACCGAGTGTCTTAACCTTTGTCGTAGTCTTCTCGGCATGCTTTTCCTCCGTCTGAAACAGTTCGTCTGCCTCCTTGACTGCTTCATTCAGCTCCTTCTCGTTGTTCCTGAGCGAAGTGAAATACGCTGCCGTCTTGCCATAAGTGGCATCACCCCTCAATAATCCACGGATGCTCATTTCCGTTTCTTTGCTGATAGTGCCTGTCTCACGCAGTTCCTTCTGTATCTTCTTCAATGCCTTCGACGTTTCCTTCTCTCCAATCTTATCCTTAAGCACACCACGCAGTTTACCCATCGAAGAGGAATAGTTCTCGCCATAGTTCTTGTTCGCCTCGCTTAGTGCCGCCTCCCTGCCTCGTGCCAATGCAGCTTCACGTGCCGCCTTTGCCACTGCCTTGTATGCTCCTTCAACATCAGCAAGTGTTGCTATCTCCTTGCCAAGTCCGCTCAGATAACCTCCATACTGATCGAGAATCTTCTGTTTCACATCACGATACTCATTCGTACCTTTCTCTGCCTTCTTCAGTTTCTCAAACAAGGTGTCTATCTGCTTCTGCTCAGCTGCCATCTCCGCTTGTGTATCACTGAAGGTAGCGTTCATCTGTTTCTGAGCTTCAGTAGCTTCACCGGCTCTGTTCCTGAATATCACAAGCGCAGACGCAATGCTCAACACCGCAGTCGCTGCTGCCACGTATGGATTCGCAAGCATGGTCTTGTTCAATAGCTGCTGAGCCGCCGCCAACGAGCGCAGCAGCCTTATCTTCAATGTATATTTTCCGTTCAGCAGGTCTGTCACCACGGAAACGCCCACCACAGCCGTCTTATAGCCTCCGTATGTAGCCACCAACGTCATCAACACCTTGCCTACTGTCTCATAGTTCTTCGCCAAACTCGTGCCAATCTCAATCGCACCCTTCATCACGCTCTCAGTGTTGGCTCCTATCTCGCTTAGCGCATCATTCACCGCTCCTTCCAGGTTACTGTAAGCTCCGGCAAGCGTCTTCGACTGCTCTTCAAGCATTCCGTAATACTTGCCGCCCTCGCTCGTCGCGTCAATGAATGCCTTTCTCACCATCTCCGCGCTTATCGCTCCTGCCGACATCTCGTCTTTCAGCTTCCCGATGCTCTTGCCCGTTGTCTGAGCCATCTGGTCAAGTGGGTTGAACCCCGCGTTCACCATCTGCATCAGGTCTTGACCCATCAGCTTGCCTGTCGCGCTCATCTGCGAGAACGCCAATGACAGCGACTTGAATTTCTCCGAGTCGCCCATGCTCACGTCACCTATAGCCTTCAGGTTTTCCATTATCTCATTCAGAGGCACGCCAAACCCAAGCATCTGCTTTGCCGAGTCTGCCAACTCGTTCATCTGCATCGGGGTCTTCACCGCATACTCCCTTATACTGTCAGTCAGAGCCTGTGCGTCCTGCTTGTTGCCCAACAGCACCCTGAACGAGGTTTCAAGGCTCTCCATCTCCTTGCGTGCCGCAAACACGTCACTCACAAATTCCTTCGCGGCCGTCACCGTGAAAAAGCCCATTGCTGCCCTCTTGATGTTATCGAATCCGGCTGCTCCCTCATTGCCTGCGTCTCTCAGTTTCCCGCCAAGCCTCTCCGTTGCGGCCGTTGTCTTCTCGATGGCGTCCGTCGCTTCCTCTGCGCCTTTCGCCTCCTCGCGAGACGCAGTCTTCCCTGCCTTGCCGTTCTTCTCCATCGCCGACGTGTTACGCTCTATCGAGGCCGACAGTTTTTCCATCGTCCCCAACAAGCCTTCCATCCTCTTGCTGTAGTCATCCGTCGAAAGCCCTGTCTTCTTCACCTCGGCAGAAGCCTTCTCCATCTGTTCCACCACGCGCTTAGACCCGGCACTGAATCCGCTGTCGTCAAGCCTTATCGGTATAGTCACTTCTTCCATCTTTCTTTCCTTTAATCATTTCTTCCAGTTTACGCATCGCCTCCGGGTCATCCCCGTCAAGCAGTTTCCCGCCTGCCGACTCTGGCACGCTTTCCATTTCCTCATTGCTCAGGTATATCGTGCTCAGTCTGTCTGCCAACACTAACTGAAGGTAGTCATAACTTTGCTCAAAAACGATTTCCTCGTCCCTGTAGCCCATTTCCTTCAACTGGCAGATAAAAGTGCCTATCAGCGTCTTGCCGCCAAAGGTCAGCGTGTTCCTCTCGCTCTTCTTCTTCACCTTAATAACTTCCGCCATGTGCTCACGCTCTTCGTCTATTCCGTAGTGCTTCATTATCATGTCCATATTCTCGCGGGTCATGACTATCATCAGCAGCGCGGCAAGGTGTTCCGTTTTCAGACTGCCCATAATCCTCCGTCTCGTCTTCATTCCCGAACCGTTATACAGGTCCTTCCTCGTGTTCGGAGTTGCGTGTATCGCCAATATTTGGGCACAGATATCCTTCTTAGTTTCCACAAGCCTCAGACATTCAACATGCGGTTCCAACTGCATCATACGCATGTCTATCTCCAACGCTTCCATATAACTTTTCAAAACTAAGGTTTTAGCAAGGGTCAAAGGATATAGGTAAAGCGACTTCCGCCCTACCTTGAATTCGTGCGGACGCTGAATTATTATATCCGCGAATTCTTTCTCAATGTTTTTCGTTTCTTCCATAGTGGAGAGGCGGGAGTCGAACCCTTTCCTACGCTTTATTTCCTGTCACCGGACAACCTCCCCATTTAAGAGGTGCAGCCTTCCACCGCACCTCACCTACAGCTCTCGTGGTCACACCAACGGCACCGTACCGATGCTGATGTCAGCAAGGTTGCCGTCCTCGTCTGTCTGACCCTTAGTCTTCCATTTATAGACGGCTACGGCTCCGTCTGTGCTGTCGTACTTCACAGAGATGTGCTGACTCACACCGGTAAGTTTCACCGTACGTGCACCTTTACGCGACGGCTTCACCTCCACGTCACCAGCATCCTCAATAAATCCGGGCTTTACTTCCTCCGAACCTATTCTGCGCTCGATAGTAAGCACATACTTGTCAGGATCCTTGTAGCGGCCTTCTGCCTCGCCACCTTCAATCGTGGCCTCAGTCTCCTGACCCTCTTCTACACTCAGGCTGGTTGTGCCTTCCTTGATGTCGTTATAGGTTGTCTCACCCATTACGACCGTGCACTGCTTCCAGCCCATCACCTTTTTTGTCTTTGTTTCTGCCATTGTTCTAATCTTATTAAAATGTTATTCAAATACTTGTAGCCCCCGTGCCTGGCGATTCATCGCCGGGTCCTTCTTCCCTTCCTCGCCTTATAAATGACTAACGCCACCCCAAGCCCAACAATCAATAATAGTAATATGTCATTTAGCCCTGGCGTTCTCTCCTGCGAGGTCTTTTCTTCGGTCTTTTCCGTTTCACGCACGCTCCCCTTTTGGAGTGTGTCCCGAGCCAGGTGCTCCACACGGGTCATTCTACCCGCCACACTGTCTGTAGTCGCGTTCGCAATCAGATTGTCTCCCGATTTCTTCAACGACAGGCGTGTCCGTCCCTGCTTGCTCGAATACTCGGCGCCCTCGGGAAGGCTCAGTATCGCCTTCATCGGTATTGTCAGACCTACACTGTCCCCCGTTATGGGAAGAATCAGTGTCTCCACTGTCACGGATTCTCGGCTTACCCATTGCAGGCTGTCGCCTCTGATGGTCGTCCGTTCCTCTGTATGATGACTCCGGCAGCTCGCTGCGGATAGGGCAATCATACCAATAACGGCATGTATTAGCACGCTGCACAGCTCGCTCCAGCCTAATGATAGCTTTATAAAGTTTCTCATTCTCTTCACGCATTTCTGTCAGACTCTGGCTCACGTCCGAATACATCTCCTTATATGTGTCATGCACTTCCTTCGCCGTTCGCGTACGACGCAAGTCGCGGCTCAACAGCCATGCTATAGCTGCTCCTATACCGCCTGGCACTGCCCACTGTAAATAATGAAGTATTGTCTCAAACATGTTCCTTATCTAACTTTATTACTCAAACATTTTTCACCCGTCTCTCCACTACACCCTCAGCCCCAAAAGAGCCACCGTTCCAGGCAGTTTCGCTGCCTGCCTTTCTTCACATTATTCGTGTCTCTTTCAGCCACTTCTTCACGTCGAAGCTCGGGCATGCCTTAGCCGCAAGTTCGTTATGACCTACTACTTCAGCACCGGGATGCTGCCTTAGGAAGTTCTTCACATACTTCTTCAGGGCTTCCTTCTGAGCCACAGTACGTGTGTCCTTGGCTGTCTGGCCGTCAACTGCCAAACCACCTACATATACCACGTGGCGGCTTGTGCCGTTATAGCCGGCGGCTCCATTCGTCACCTCCCAAGGGTCAACGTTTTCGTCCTCGTTGTATGGTACAAGGTTCTCCACGCCTCCGTTGAGATGTATCAGGTCTGAATAGCCTACCTGCTTCCAACCGCGACCGCCCTTCGATTTCGGGTCGGTGTGCCAGTGCCGGATCTCGGCACTGGTCACCTCACGACCTTCTCGCGTGGCTGTGCAATGGATTACGAGTCTCTTCAACTTGCCCATGGTCATTCAACAGCTGCTTTTGCCGTGGTCAGCGTAAGTTCTGCCTTCTTCGACGGGTCACTGTCAAGGGCCAAGGTCAGAGTGCCTGTACGGTCGGCTCCGTTTGCGTTGCCGCTTGCGGTCACGGTTATCTTGTTGTTATAGTCAAGTACCGCGTAACCCTCAGGCACACTGCCCACAATGTGGTAGTCACCGCTCGCGGTCACAACCGCACTCTTCACGCCGCCATCAGCTTCGAACTCAAGTGCAGCAGGCTCAACCTTGATCGTCTTCGACTTCACGCCGAACTTCGGATCTGAACGGGTGTCCAGCACTATCACTTCCTCGCCGAAGGCAATGTTGGTGTCAACCTGCATCTTCATCTTCAGGAAGTAAAGCTCGCCTGCGTTCGTCAGCTTGTCTATCTGGATCACGTTCTCGTCATCAGGCAGGTTCACACCGGCAAAGAGGTTGCCTGTCTCGTCTGGAGCACACAGGGTTGCTACAATCACTCCGCTTGGCCAGCCTGCAAGGGTCTCAATCTTCACGCCCTTGAAACTCTTGCGGTTCAGCATCGTCTCGTCGCTGTTCTTGTCCTCACGCTCGGTCAGCTCCTTGTCGTAGGCTTCCCAGTCTGCCATGCTCATCAGGTAACGCAGGTTCTCGTTCTCCTTGATGGTCTCGGGGATGGCTTCCTTCACCGCATACAGCTTGTCGATCATCGACACGGCTTCTGTGCTCACGCGGATCACGTCATCGTCATGCTCCATGCGGTACAAGATTCCGTTGAACAGCTCGTCATCGGTGTTGCCATATACGCCGTTGATGTAGTGGTAGCCCAACTCAAACTTCACCTGCTTCGACAGGGCGTTCAGCAGTTCGCTCTGCACCTGAGGCGGAAGCTCAGTGAACACAAGGTCGCCGGTTGGTTGGAATGGACGCCAGATGTTGTACAGCAGGTTGGGATTGAACGTGGTGAATGCCATGAACTCCTCAGGCTCCAACACGTGCTCCGAATAGTTGAAGTGACCTTTTGAGTCCTTCCAGTCGGGCATCTCCTTCACTTTCTGAAGCATCTTGCCTGTCTTCAAGCGAGGGATGCTCAGCTTCTTCGTCACGTTGGGTATCACGCAGATCAGTCCCTTATCGACTATCTGGCAACCCAGTACGGCAAGGGTGAACAAGCGTTCAAGTACCTCGCCATTGTAGTTGGTGTTTTTAATTACTAATGCCATTTCTCTATAATTTAATATGTATCGTATTTCTTCTCAGCCCCCGTGCCTGCGGATTCATCCGCAGGTCAGCAAGCCCTATCGGTTACGGCCTTCGTCGTATTTAGCTTGTATCTGAGCCTTTCGCTCGTCCCAGCAGCTCTTCACTCCAGTGCCCGCATTGATGTCTTCCATCACGCGCTTCGTGGCCTTCAGTTCGCTCAAAGCCTTCTTGCCTGCATCGAAGTCTGATTCAAGCAACGCGGCAAACGCCGGACGCGTCTGTGCCGTTATCTTGCCACACTTCTCTGCCTCGTTCAGGAGGTTCTCCTTCTCTGCCTTGACGGCTGCTTCCTTCTCAGCCTTGTAGGCGTCGTTCTCGCTCTTCAGACGGCTATTCTCTAATGCAAGCGCTTCTGCACCGCTCGCCGTCTGTGTCAGCTGCGCTACTATCTGAAGCGCGGCCTCCTCCGAAGCGCAGTCCTTGAACTTCGGGGTCTTTTTCAGTTCTTCTAATAATGCCATTTTGTTTTCGTTTTGTGGCTCAATCATGAGCCGGTTATTGAATGTATTGTATATCTCCTCTGGGGTCATCTTCTCCGACAGCAATGTCTCGGACGATACACTCAGGTTTTCCTCAACATCATAGATTCCGTCTATAAAGCCTTGCGCTAACGCTTCCTCTGCGCTCAGCCAGTGGTCTCTGCCATCAAAGTATTGGCTCCTTATCTCATCCTCGCTCTTCCCAAGCCGTTCCGCATACATCTTGCACAGAGTGCCTTCAAGCACCTCAAGCTCCTTGATGCAGTCTTGCATGTCTTCCTTCGTCCCCCAGCAGCCGCCTCTCACCGTGTGGATCATCAGCCTCGCATAACGGCTCATCTCCACAGGCTTGCCACACAATGCTATCGCGCTCGCCATGCTTGCCGCTATTCCGTCTATATATATGTGTATGTCGGCCTTGCTCTGGCGCAGAGCGTTGAATATCGCTATGCCGGGATATACCTCTCCGCCCACGCTGTTAATCCTCACGTCTATACGGCCGTACTGCTTCTCGGCTTCAAGAAGGTTGCGCATCACGTCGCCGCAACTCACCTCGCCGCCTATCTCGCCGTACAAAAGGAGGCAGCAGCTGCCGTTACCTGGAATGATATTGAAGAATTTTTTCATCGCTTTTTCTGAATTTTGCTGCAAAGTAAATACTTTTTTTCCTTCCTTCCAAATCACGGTTTTATCATGAAACGTTATACAACTATAAAGCTATCATATACTTACATCTAAAACTCCTGATTTGCAAAACTCCTTTTTTTTCACCAACTTTGCACCAAAATTTTCAATAGCAATGGCAGATTTGACTAATCAACAGAAAAGGGATTGGGCAAAGACCCTTTACCTTAAGGAGAACCTTACGCAGCAGGAAATTGCCGACCGCGTAGGGGTCTCACGCGTATCCGTCTCCAACTGGATCCGACAGAACAAGTGGGAGGAGCAGCGCACTGCTCTCACTCTTACTCGCGAGGAACAGGTGCGCTCGCTCTATCGCCAGGTCGGAGAGATTAACAAGACAATAGAGGCAAGACCTGAAGGTGAACGCTTCGCTAACTCAGCCGAGGCTGACATCATCGGTAAACTTTCCAAGGCCATCAAGCAAATGGAAACTGAGGTGGGAATCGCCGAAGTCGTTTCCGTACTCACCAAGTTCATAGAGTTCCTTAGGCCGCAAGACCATCAGAAGGCTAAGGAAGTCGTGTCTTGGGCTGATGCTTTCATTAAATCTATATTGTAGCATGAAACAGATTGATAAAAACGCTCTCGCTAATTGGGAAAAATACAAGGAAAACGTTTATCGTTCAACTCCTGTTGACCAGAATATGTCTCATGCCGAACGTGAGAAGCATCGCGCCTGGCTTGAGGCTCATCCCGTCGAATGGATTAAGTTCTTTTTCCCTGGATATGCAAAATACGAGTTCGCCGACTTCCAGAAAAGGGCTATACGACGAATCCTCGCCAACGACGAATGGTTTGAGGTGCTCTCATGGTCGCGTGAGCTGGCTAAATCCACAGTCACTATGTTCATCGTCTCTTACCTCGCCCTCACTGGCAAGAAGCGAAATATCATTCTCACTTCTAACAGCAAGGACAATGCCGTCCGTCTTCTCGCGCCTTATCGAGCCAACTTCGAGGCTAATGGACGAATCATCGCTTATTATGGCAAGCAGCAGTCCATCGGTGCGTGGACAGAGGAGGAGTTCATCACCAAGTCGGGTGTCGCTTTCCGGGCCATCGGTGCCGGACAGTCACCGCGTGGTTCACGTAACGAGTCCATTCGTCCTGACGTACTACTCGTAGATGACTTCGACACTGACGAGGATTGCAAGAACCCCGACATCATACAGAAACGGTGGGAATGGTGGGAACAGGCGCTTTATCCCACTCGGTCAACTTCTGAACCTACACTCATCATCTTCTGCGGAAACATCATCGCCAAGGACTGCTGCGTAACTCGTGCAGGGGAGATTGCTGACCATTGGGACATCGTCAACATTCGCGACAAGCATGGTAAGAGCACATGGCCAGAGAAAAACTCCGAGGAGCACATCGACCGCACACTCTCCAAAATATCCACAATGTCACAACAGCATGAGTATTTCAACAATCCCATCAGTCAGGGCGAAATCTTCAAGGACGTGGTATATGCCAAGGTGCCGCCGCTTTCCAAGTTCAAGGCACTCGTCATCTATGGAGACCCCGCGCCTGGCGAGTCTAAGGGAAAGAAGGGAACGTCTTTCAAGGCGGTCATGCTACTCGGAAAACTCAACGACAAGCTCTATGTCATCAAGGCTCGACTCGCTCACGCGCTCAACGCTGAGTTCATCGACTGGTACGTCGAACTCCTTCAGTTCGTCGCCAACAAATCTAATGTCTATTGCTGGATGGAGAACAACAAACTTCAAGACCCTTTCTTCCAGCAGGTCTTCAAGCCGCTCGTACAAAAGGTCAGGAAGGACAAGGGCATCGACCTCTACATCCGAGGCGATGAGGAGAAGAAGACGGAAAAGGCCACTCGCATCGAGGCAAATCTTGAACCAATCAACCGTGCGGGCAATCTCATCCTCAACATCGACGAGAAGGACAACCCGCACATGAAGGAACTCGAAGACCAGTTCAAGCTCTTCACTCTTAACCTCAAATATCCTGCCGACGGTCCCGACGCTGTCGAGGGTGGACTGAGAAAGCTCAACTCCCTCATCTCAGCCCTCGAACCGCCCGTCAAAATCAATGCATCACAACTTCGTTCTAAAAATAAGTACAGACTATGACAAACTTCATATCTATAGCTGACTACGATGCCAGCATACATCGGGAAATTCTCGACAGCCTCGTGCGTGAGGACATTTCTATCATCGACATCTGCGAGGACAGGGCCATTGCCGAAATGCGCTCTTACCTCGCCAAGCGATACGACTGCGACGCCATCTTCTCTCAGGCAGGTGACAACCGTCATCCCCTCGTCCTCATGATGGCTCTCGACATAGCCATCTATCACATCTTCTCCATTCACAACCCCGTCAAGCTATCCCAACTCCGAAAGGATCGCTACGAGAGGGCAACCGAATGGCTTAAGGCGGTCGCTAAGGGCGACATCTCCATCGAGGGAGCACCGCCCGCACCTTCTGATATTCTGGTATCAAACCAACCAATGAGAATTGTTTCAAATCCAAAAAGACATAATCACTTCTAAGATATGGCACGCAAAAAGAAAAACAACAGAATTTCCGTCGGAGGTCTCAGACCTATGCCGGGACAAACCAAGCCGAACACCATCATTCTTTCGGCTCCTAAACGCTTCGGCATCGACATCTCGTCGTTCATCAGCGCCGTCAATGCGGCTGACAACATAGATTTCTACCGTCGTACTCGTCTCTATGACCTCTACGACGACATAATGATTGACACTCATCTCACCTCCGTTATAGAGCGCCGGCGCAATGCCGTCAACGGCACTCACATCTCTTTCCAGCGCGACGGCATTCCCGACGAGACCATCAACGAGCAGCTGCGCTCGCCATGGTTCGGCCGACTCGTGGGCGACATCATCGATGCCAAGTTCTACGGCTTCTCGCTCATGCAGTTCTATCGCGACGAGCACGGGTGGGTCAACTACGACCTCATACCTCGAAAGCATGTTGACCCCGTACGTCGTGCCATCATGCGCTTCCAGGACAACATCTCAGGCACTCCCTGGGACGAATATCCCAACCTCCTCTTCGTAGGACAGCCGCGAGACCTCGGTATGCTCGTCAAGGCAGCTCCGTGGGTCATCTACAAGCGCAACGATGTCGCCGACTGGGCACAGTTCGCTGAAATCTTTGGTATGCCCATAGAGGACTATACCTACGACAATGGCGACGACGAGGCGCGTGAACGTACCATTCAGGACGCCAAGGAGGCGGGTGCGCTCAAAAAGTATATTCACGCAAAGGACGTCGAACTCAAACTGCTCGAATCCGGAAACAAGACTGGTTCAAGCGACCTCTACGACAAACTTTGCGAACGCTGCAACAAGGAAATGTCCAAGCTCTTCCTCGGCAACACCCTAACCACCGAAGCTCAGTCAACTGGCTCTGAGGCTCTCGGCAACGTCCACAAAAAGGAAGAGGATCAAATCCTCAAAGCCGACCAGAAGTATGTCCTCAACGTACTCAACTACGACATGACCGACATCTTCACCGCCATGGGCATTGACACCTCTGGCGGCGAATTCGTCTTCCCCGAACCCAAGTCCATCGACCTCACTGCCAAGGCAAACATCCTCGTACAGCTTAACTCCAACTGGCGTCTCCCCATCTCCGACGACTATCTCTACGACACCTTCGGAATCGAAAAACCAGAAAACTACGACCAGCTCAAAGCCCAGATCGAGGAATCCCACCTCCTCACCCAAGTCCTAAACTCCAACCTCCAATTCCCCCAATCCGACGAGACCCCATCCACCTCCCCTACACCCCCTACAAAACCTACACCCTCCTCATCCGCCAAGCCACCGTTCCCGACAGTTTCGCTGTCGGGCAAATCCCCCATCTCCTCCTTCCTCCGCCGTTTTTTCGCATTAGCCCCTCTACACCGAGGGGCAGCTTTAGAATGGTAGTCAACTCCCTCTACTACAATTCCCCTCAGCCCTTCAAGGCCGAGCAAACCACCATCTCCATCTCCGATGAAGTACTCACCGCCGCCCTCCAATCCATCTACTCCCAAAATCCCAACCCAACCACCCCCACAATAGAACCCCACCTCTTCGCCGCCATCTCCAAAACCCTCCTCTCCGCCCTAAAAGAGCCACAGTTCCCGGCAGTTTCGCTGCTGGGCATTGACCCCATCCTCCCCGCCCTCCGTCATTCCATCGATGTCTTCGCCGCCTTCAAGGTCCACCGTGCCCAATCCGACATGGCAGCCCGCCTCCTTGATTCCAACGGCAATCTAAAGCCGTTCGAACAGTGGAAAGCAGAAGTCCTCCCTATAGCCTCCCACCAGTGCGGCACTTGGCTCGAAACAGAATACAACACCGCAGTCCTCCGTGCCCGTCAAACCGCCCAATGGCAGCAGTTCCTCGCCGAGAAGGACGTCCTCCCCAACCTCAAATGGCTTCCCTCCACATCTCCCACCCCCGGAGCCGACCACCGTCTCTACTGGAACACCATCCTCCCCATCGACCACCCCTTCTGGGACCAGCACCGCCCCGGCGACCGTTGGAACTGCAAGTGTTCCCTCACTTCCACCGACGAGTCCCCCACGCCCGTCCCCTCCGAAGAAGAGCCACCGTTCCCGACGGTTTCGCCGTCGGGCAACAATCCCCATCCCGGTCTCGCCGGCAACCCCGCCAAAACCCGCGCCATCTTCTCCCAAGACCACCCCTATTTCCCCAAGGACTGCAACCACTGCGCCTTCTACAAGCCCAACGTCAAGTCCCGACTCCGCTCCCTCTTCAAGGCGCAAACAAAAGACTGCTACAACTGTCCATACATCGATGGATGTATTGATAGGGTAACAAAGACTCGCAAAGAAAAAAAACACTTCAAGAACCAAGCTATTTTAGAGGAAGCCATTAAGTGGGCTGATACACATCTAAAAGAATATATTTTGGATAATAATAAAAAAGCATATAGATTATATTTACATGACAAAGAAGGCAATACAGTAGTAATTAATAAAGATTATATAAACGAAACTTATTCAAAGAATAAAAGAAATAGAAAATTGGCAAAGACAATGAGTTTAGCGACAATGGTAGAAGAATGGATGCCATTAGCAAAAATCGTAAGAACAGAGGATGGAATACATCACTCGTGCAACTTTCTTGTCTTTGAGGCGACATACCTTGATGTTACAATAGAAGCGAAAGCAAGAGACCATGGGGCATATAGCATTCTACATACTATGAGAATAAAAAAGTTGGAAAATCCCCCCGAACGCACGGCTAACGCCGCCGATATGAGTGGACTAACCAACTTCTCGTCGCAAAATTAGCAATATTTCCACAATCCCCAAACAAAATCCTCAAAAATATTATGAACATTAACGATTTTAAACGAAAAATACAAGAAAAGCAGGCTCAAATAACAAAAGCCATACACCATTCTCTCCCAATCAAGATTGGAAGAAAAGCCGCCGACCACTTTCAGGACAACTTCCGAAAAGGCGGTTACGTCAACAACGGTCTCATGCCCTGGCCACAAACTCAACGCCAAAAGGCGGGAGGCGACCATGCCTATTCCCAATATGGTCCTCTCCTCTCTGCCCGCAACTATCTCTTCGGCTCCATACGCTACGTCCCAGGCGACGCAACCGTAACCGTAGGCACTTCCGTACCCTACGCTGCCGTTCACAACCAGGGAGCAACCGTCACCACTCATCCAACCGTCACACCCAAAATGCGAAAGTTCGCATGGCGACAGTTCTTCTCTGCCAAGGAAAAGAAGGGAGACCAATCCCCCGAAGCCTCCAAGTGGAAAGCACTCGCCCTCACTAAGAAGCAAAAACTCGATGTCACGGCCCGCATCCCGCAGCGTCAGTTCATCGGACCGTCCGCTGAACTCAAACAAAACATTCAGAATACAGTAGAAAACGAAATCAGAAACATTTTAAATTCATAAAACAATGGAACAGTTCTTACTATCACTGCTTAGGCACATCGCCTACAACTTCCCGCAACTCTCACTCGTAGCAGAAGACTGCGGACAACTCGAAACCCAGGAAGACAACTATCCTGTCACTTTCCCATGCGTACTCGTCGGAAACACAGACATCAGCTGGACCGACCTCGACGAGCAAGGCTCATCACAACGAGGAACCGCCACCATCACCGTACGCCTCGCCATCGACTGCTACGACGATGTCCACATCGGCTCCACACAAGAATCCTCCATCGCCAACCGCTACCGCCTCGCCACCGATCTCCACAACTCCCTCCAATCCCTCGAATTCGACAACCTCCCCAACATCTACCCCCTCACCCGCCAGCGCTCCCGAGACTACACCCTTCCCGGCAACATCAAAATCTACGAATCCCTCTACACCTTCCTAATCTCCGATTAAAAGCCACCGTTCCCGGCAGTTTTGCTGCCGGGCATCACTTCCCCTCCTCTTCATCCCGAAACAGCTCCAGCTGCTTCGCCGTCAGCCTCGGCATCCTCACCCGTGGAACAGGCTTCAGAGCAATATCTTTCAATTCTCCCACCTTCTTCCTTATTATCGCCATAATCCTCCCTTCGCTGATAAAAAACTCCTGTTCCGAAAGCAAACGCAGAGCATCGTCGAAGCGTAATCTCTGCTTCTCCGTCAACTCATAGTAACGACGGCACAATGCCTCGTCACGCAACCTAATCAATTCGCTGTTCCGTCCTTTGCCCATATTGATAAAAAAACACTGCAAAGATAATCAATAATCATAAAAAAACAAAAGAATGACCGCACTTTTTTATCAGTACAGCCATTCTCGTTTACTCTGTCAACACTTTCTTCCTACAATCGGCAGAAACTCGGCTCAAGCCGTCTCCAAACACCATCCTTGTCTCTCTTCGAGAAATAATAGTTCAAAGCCGTACCCTGAACAACGTTGCTCTCCTTGAACAACTGCATTATCTCACCATACTCACTGTCAAACTTGCTTTCAAGCTCATACAACTTGCTGATGCTCTTGTAGTCCAGCTTGCCCTGCTTGTTGCGTTCCAACAGCGTCATCGCCAACTGGTAAATCGGGTCATCAGCACCCTTCTCGCTCGCCTGCATGTACTTCTTGAGGTACTCCAACAGCCGCTCCGCTGCCATATCAGCACGCTCGTCAAACGTCTTTACCTTGTTGCTCCTTATCTCAAGCTTCAGGTCACCGTGGACAATAGTGTAGCTCGTCTGGTCGCCAAACCGCGTCATGCCATACTCTGACATCACCTTCTTGAACGACTCGCTCTCGCCGTCAAGCCACTTCTTAAATCCTACAACTTCCGACTCTATCAGCTCAACCTTACCGAACACGTCATTCATAAACGCGTTCCTCAGAGTCTCGTAAGCCTCCTTACGGTCTTCACGCTGCTTCTTGTCCTCACTCTGCAACTGCTCCAACAGCTGCCTTCTCTCTTCAGGACTTAACCCTGCCAAATCAATTTTTGCCATAAAAAATTATTTTAAAAAGATAATAAAAAAGTTCTTCATTCTCTCCTCCTCAGCCACCGTTCCCTGCGGTTTTGCCGCAGGGTCCATCACCCTGCTCTCTCCTCCTTCTTCGAGTTTATCGCCCTCATCTTCTTAGTCAGCCTCTTTAGCTCCTCGCAGTCCAGTTCCCTGAACTCCTTACCCGCTATCCGAGGCTGCCGACAAAACTCATTCACCTTCCCCCAGTCAGCCGTATCAACACCATACAACTGCATCTGATGCAAAGCCATCGAACGGCACTTCTTCTTCTCCCTGATCAGAGCGGCGCGTTTCAACGCCTCGCCCACCGGCTCTCTGTTAGGAACCATCCTCTCCATCGAGTCGCAGCAGCTGTAATACTCGCTCTCAGTCATCTCGCGCAGATGCACCGTCCGGCCAAATGTGAACTGTTTCACTATCTGCTCCTTCAGCTCTTCCCTGTCGCCACTGTAAGGCATTCGGTTCAATGCTGAATAAAACCTTGCATAGTTTTCCATTCTCATCTCTCCTGTATTGTCCGCACGCCACTCTCATAATACACCGTCAGACCGCAGCTGCTCGCCACGTCAAGCTCCAACTTGCACCCCTTCGACTGCTCCCAGCCGTCCATCATGCAGATAGCGTCACATTCAAGCAGCATCTTCATGTCCGCCTTCATGTGTACACGCCAGTCCTCACTCTGGTCAACGCCATTGTCAAACGGGTTCACCGGCTCATAACCACAGAACCTGCAATAAGCAGCACATAGCGCAAAAGCAACCTTACGATCCTCCAAGTCATGGTGCGCTATCGCACCGCTAATGTAAATCTTCTCTTTCTTCATAATTCTTAATTCTTAATTTATAATTCTTAATTCTTCACTCTTCATTCATCATTCTTCATTTAGCAATGTTCACCTTCTCCGCAACCCTCAGCCACTTGATCATCCTCGCTGCATAAACCGGGTCAGTCAGTTCCACAACCCTGCAACCAGGAGTCTTCGCCTTACGTAGCCTAATGTCACACTCAGCCTTCTCCATCCAGTCCTCCACCACCAGCGGAAGGCTCATATTCCTTATCAATATCTGATACTTTTCCATCTTTATAATATGTTTTAAAAATCAATCTTAAAGCCACCGTTCCCCGCAGTTTTGCTGCGGAGTCATCCCCTCTCATTCCTTCAAAGCATATTTCTTCGCCCCCTCCTCCCATATCACAAACGGAACCCCGGGAACATCCATAAACCTACTCTTGCAAGTCGCCTTAAACCCCTCAACATATATCTTCACGTCCGCATCATACTCCACCTTCTTCGCGGCCCTTCCCTCAGGCCTCGTCCCCTCAGCATGGCTGATGAATATAAGCAGCTTCCCGGGATGAGCCTCCTTCAGCTTCTTATAACCAGCATAGTTCAGACCGCTATACTGAAAAGAATCCACTATCACGATTCCCGCGCTCTTCTTACGCTTCAGCCGCTCGCTAAGGTCTTCCATCGACTCCCTGTCCAATATCTGAAACCTACGGCTCACCTCTGCCATGCCATGCCTCTGCAACGACTTCTGTACGCTCAGTCCAGTGCTCTCCTCCAGACTGTCATAAATAACCTTATCAAACTGGCAAAGGTACTTAGCCAACTGCATCACAAAGCTTGACTTCCCATTACCGCTGTTCCCCCAGATAATCCAAGTCCCGCTTGCAGCAGGCTTACCCATGCTCGCCTCCCATGCTCCGCCAAACTCCAGCACCTTCCGCTTCATCTGAAGCACCTCAATAGGACTATAAGCCCTCTTCATCTTCTCTGCCATATCCATCCTCCCCTCATCTACATTCAGCCACCGTTCCCTGCAGTTTTGCTGCAGGGCCACCGTCCTCAGCCCCCGTGCTTGCGCTGTCAGGCGCAAGAGCGTCCCCCACAGCTCTCCTCAGCTTCTCAATCTCCGTATATACCCTCCTCAGACCGCCGCCGCTGCCGTTCACTATCTTCATCACGTCACTGCCCTGAGGAGCGTTCACCTTAGCCACTATCGCCGCCTGAGCCTTCAGGAACTTTACACGCTCCTTACCGTCCTCTGGCGTCACCCGGCTGAAGCCACCTCCAAATCTGCTCAGCATCTCCGCATAACCAACCTTCATCCCCTCGACGTTCCTGTCTATCTTCGCCTTCAGACCGTCGGCTCCCATCATATACCAGCCGCAGCACCTCTCAGTAGCGTTCCACAGAGCCTTCAGCTCCAAAAAAGCCTCATACTGCAAGTCTCCAGCCTCGTCCAACACCACCAAAGGCATGTCCAGCGTCTTCATGTAAGCCACCAAGTCCTCATACACGTCATAGTAGCTACCCATGCTCGTCACGCCAAACTCCTTCGCTATCTTCCTCACCATCTTACGCTTCGTCTTCACCTGACTGCAGTCCACGTATATCGCGTTCTTGTGCGTCTTCACATACTGACGGGCTGTAAATGTCTTCCCTATGTTCGGTATGTCGCACAATATCGCGCTCACACCACTCTCCTGGCACATCCTCAACTGAGCTGTGACGAAGTTGTACGTCGGGGTCTTAGCCGCCTTCCATTCCATCTCCCTTCTCAGCTCAACGCCAAGACGCCGCGCCATGCCTACCCAGCCGGCATCGCTCACCTGTCGCTCCCAAGCTCCTTTCTTCACTGCATTATACACCGATGCCGATATGCCCAAGGCAACAGCATGTTTGTTGTCACTCGGATAGTTCTCTCTGTCCGACGTAATCGCCGCTACTATCCGCTCCTTAATCTCTTTTGTTATTTCCATTGCAATACCATTAAAACGTTATTATAATCATTATCAAATCACTCTTAATTCCTCAGACACTCGCCACGCCCGCCTCCGACCAGCGGCCTGCATCCAAGTATTCCGAGAAATCCTCCTCATCATCGCCATCTCCACACATCATCCCACTGGGTAAGCATCCGTCTCGTCCTCGCTCATGCGCAGCCAAGCCACCGTCCCAGGCAGTTTCGCTGCCTGGCTCTTCCTCAGCCCCCGTGCCTGTGGATTCATTTGCAGGTCCACAGCCCTCAGCCTCAATAGCCTCTATCTCCTCCATCTCTTCCTTCTTCATCACAACCACCTTCTCTATCTTCCCTTCATTCATCATCTTGTCAAACTTAGCCACATACTTCGCCTGTTCCAGATAAGCCGCCTTGTCCGCCTCCGTCTGCTCCGCCGTCGCCTCGTTATACCTTGCCACCTTCTTGCACACGCAGATAAACTCGTCGCCCTGCCACAGATATACCTCTGTCACGTTCCCCTCGCCGTCTGCAAGCCAGTAGGCATCCACCTTCATGTTCCGAGGCTCAAGCTTCTCGATCACCTCCGGACTCGGCAAGCTCCACTGCTCATAGTTCACCGTGCAGTACATGTTCTGCCTTATCGTCGTGCTCGTCTTCTCACCGATATACCTCAGCAGATAGCTCCTGTCCCAAGGTCTCAAATCGGGGTTCTGCTTTGCCACAAGCACGTCCCACCTCGTCATGCCGGGGTACATCTTCTGGTTCGGGTGCAACTGGTGGTTATAAACCTCGATGCTCCGCAGGTCATCGGCCACAAGCTCCTCATAGTCGTAGCTCTTCTCCTTGTAGGTGTCGTTCTTCTCGTCATACACCTTCTCCACCTTCGGACGGTTAGCCTCCAACTTCGACCACCAACGGCCTATGCCCGCCTGCAGCTGCTTCTCCGTGCCGTACTTCTTTGCCCTGTTGAAATGCTCCGCGCGCTTCTCCCTCGAATTGCCGGGGTTACACCACCTCACCATGGGGAACACCACGCCAGCCTTCATCAGTCCGTCACTGTAAGATTCCACCAAGTGGTGCTCCACCTCAAGCTCCATCGGAGTGTTCATGCCGTTCCTCTCCAACGTACGGAACATATCCCGCATGCAGTCGATGAACAGGTCACGCGTCTTCAGCCTGCTGTAGGCCTTCCCCACCACACAGCCGCTCACCACGTCGTATGCATAGTACGCCTTAACCCTGTTGCCGTTAGGCATCGGCCTCGGAAGGTCACGGTCATCAAGCGACACCTTGCTCAATGCCCACACCGCATGCGCCCTCAGATGATAGGGGCGGTACTCGTTGTTGAAGTCCCACTGCGTGTCGTGCAGCTTCGCCCTCAACGCCTTGTTCTTCGGAGTGTTCAGGTAGTTAGCTATCGTCGCCTCGCTCAGCACAAGTGGATTGCCCTTCTTATCCACATAGTCCTCCGGCGAGAACATCTCTCCCGTCTCAGGGTCTGCCACTACCAACTCACCCCTCACGAACATGTTGTACATCTCGGCCACCGTAGTGTTGTACGGACGCTCAGGCAAACTGTCCAAACTCAATATCAGCCGCTCTGTCTTGTAGCTCACCTTCCTCGTGTTCTGGTTCCGGAACTTCTTCGAGATCAATGTCTCGTAGCCCTTCTCCTTGAACTCCTTCAGCGTGTCCCTGAACCGGTGCGCGCTCATCGGCAGCGTATGACCCGTCTCAGCCTTGTAGTAACTGATCAGACTCACTATCTCTGTCCAGTTCACCGTCGTGCCGTGCATCGCCTTACGCATCACGTTCGCGTCACCAACCACCGACACTATCGCCTCCAGCACACTCGCGTTCACCGTGTACTCGTTCACCTTCTCAGCCGGCAGCGAACCGCCATCCTCAAAACGGTAGCGGCTGAAATACTCACGCGCCTTCGAGTCCATACGGTAGTGCTGACCAAACCACTCACGAAGCACGTTCACCTCCAGCTCGCCATACTTCTCCTTAATCGCGTCCCTGAAACGCTGAGGCAGCGTAGCCACCTCCACCAACGCGTAGTTGCCCAAGCCCTTGCCCGCACGCACCACGTTTATCTGGCCTCTCTTCTTCATCTGCTTGTAGTTCGATACACTCATTATCGGGGCAAGAGTAGCCGTCGGCAACATCGAGGGATGTACACCGCCAAGCATACGGCTATGGCTCCAGTCTGCCTCGCCATTCACCAACTCAGGACGGTCATCCTGAGTCAGGTCGTTTGCCGATATGCACAATATCTTGCCGTAATACTCCATCTCTCTCCGCCTCCTTACAGTCCCTGGGCCTTCATCTCCGCTTCGGTCTGAAGCTCTACAAAAGCGGGAAGGGTCATATTTTCCTCCCTACGCTCCATCTTGCCGTCTATCCACAACTCCACGTCGCCGCTCTCCTTATAAACAACCAACTTCACTCTCTCGCCCCAACGCTGCGTCATCGTGCGCTCCAGCTCCTCATGGGTGGTCTCACATTCCAACGAGTCGGCACTCTTCCTCACACCGCCACACTGAGTCATCGCCGTGTGACGGATCTTGTTCGCTATCGCACTCCGAGTCTGGTAGGTCAACGCCTTCCATATCGTCTGACGGCTCACGCCAAACGCCTTCCTCAACTTCTCCATACCTTCCTGCTCTACAAATATTCGCTTATCCATTGCTCATTCCCTCCTTAGCTTAATTGTTCCCTAATCCATACAATGTCTTCATCACACAACGCCTGGTCGTAATTCAACTTGTACATCACAACCTCACGCTCGCCTATCAGACGGCATGCCTGTCTGCGCATACCGATGTCATCACGCTCGCTCGACTTCTCAATCAGATACTCGGCTGCCTCACTCAGCAGCTTCCTGCTCTCCTGCTCCTCGCCCTTCAGGTGAGCAATCTCACCGCGCTGGCGCATCACCTCGCCAAACAGCTCCATAACAAGACGCGAACCGCCTATCTTCTTCCACTCCGCGCAGAACACGTCCTTGTCCATCTCACCGGCTGCCATATATACAGCCTCAATTCCCGCATACTCGTCGGCAGACAACGTCACGCCAGTACGAATCTCAAACTCTTTCTGTGTCATTTTTCTATTTTTTTTGATGATTATTCTTCTATCTCAGTTTTTTTTCGTATTTTTGCGCCCAAGTTGACAGTGTTAACACTATCAATAGGACTTTACAACGTAACAGATACAGAGTGGAACAAACTCCCTTTTTTTTACACTCAAATCACGTTAACAATGTAAATCCGCTGCAAAGATAGTGATTTCTCACGATATAACCAAATAAAAATCGAAAAATATTACGAGATATGGCAGAAAATAATAAAAATATCGAAACTATTCACGATAGAATCGCTGTATGTGTTCAATATTATGGCAATGGAAAGAATACTGTATTCGCTGATAAACTCGGTGTAAGCGAGGGGAATATACGTGGATATATCAAGGGTGTTGTCCCTAAAGCAGACATTCTTGAGAAAATCGTGAGAAATTACGATATTTCTCCAGAATGGCTACTAACCGGTAAGGGTAGCATGGTAAAGGGCAATGATGCAGCACTACCAAAAGCCATACACACAACCAATTCCACCGATGGCATCCCACTCATACCATTCAGCGCAATGGCTGGAGCACTCACCGACGAACGCACAGCACTCGAATATGAATGTGAACGATATGTCGTGCCCGCTTTCAAGGGTGCAGACTTCCTCATGCCCATCAAAGGCACATCCATGCAACCTACCTACAACTCTGGCGACATCGTCGCTTGCCAACGTGTGCCTATGAACTCCATTTTCTTCCAGTGGAACAAGCCTTATGTCCTCGACACCACACAGGGACCGCTCGTTAAACGAGTAAAGCCCGGATCCGATCAAAACCACATCACACTCGTCTCCGACAATCCCGACTACGACCCCTTCCAGCTGCCACTCGAGCAGATCCACGCAGTGGCTCTCGTCATAGGACTCATACGCCTCGAATAGACACGCGCACGCATTTTTATCCCATTCCAGCACCATTACAAACACCTAAATCGCCCACTGTCAGCCGCTTACTATATATATAAATAAGGTGTCTTAATAAAAAATAGGGGGCTTTTCGCCCCCTCTATCTTCCATAATCAAACATATTCAGCCTTCTACCCCTCACTTTCCACCATTTTACAGCCTTTTTTTCAACGCAAAATGTAACCCTAAATGTAACCCTAAACTTTCAAAAAGTGTAACCCTAAATGTAACCCTAAATGTAACCCTAAACTCAAAACGCCCCATTTCAGCCCACAAAAAAGGGGAGCCAAACGACTCCCCAACACGTCCCGGTCTTCCTCATTGGAACGCCATTCAAATACTATCCAAAAGCCATCCTGACAGCCATACCAGCAGCCTTCCAATAACCATCTCGACAGCCTTCTATTCCTCCTCCTCAATCCCTTTCCCAGTTATCAGCGTCGATTGTTTTATTATGGCTTTCTTCGTAGCCACAGATCCATTCCCCGACAGTCCTGCATGAAGCAGGTAATTCTTCGTCGCTCCAACATCCTCAGCCGTCAGAACCGAATATACTGCCGTAATACTTGAGAAATAATAGTCCTTACGCTCCATGCGTCCGCGACCCACTAAATGTACATGAATAACCTTTGCCATATCTTTTCTGTTTTTGGGTGCAAATATACCAAATAATTATTATATGGAATAATTTTCAATCTTAAATATTCCAAAATCCCCTCATTTTCCCACTTCCAAACCAATTAATCCACCCCAATCCCATACAAAAAAAATCCGAGAAAACACTTAAGGAAAATTAGTATAATTAGCCAAAATGAATTATCCTTATTTTCCTCAAAGCAGAAAAACCACAAACATCCCAAAATTCCCCCACATAATTCACAAATAATATACCAAATATCAATTATATGGAATATTTTCTAATCCAAAAGCCACATAACTCCTCAAATCCAATCCTCCCCTCCCATATCCAACCGATTCGCCCCCTCAAATCCACATAAAAAAACCGCCTACAGCCCCCTTTCCTCTCACTTCCCTAATCCCTTACTCCAACATCGAAATCCCCTCAAACGTCCTTAGAACGCCCCAAGAACACCATTAACAACGCCCTATCTCCCTATCACCCCTAAACATTCCATCTCTCAGATCTCCCAATGTAAAAATCCCCCTTCAATCTCTCCCATCACATCAATCTCATGTAAACCCAATGTAAAGCCCTGTAAACCATTTCGTTTTTCTCCCCTCATTCTCCCACACTCCTCTAACTCTCTCACTCTCATTATCTTCCATCTTAATCCACTCTCCCTCATACATTCCACTTCGTTTTCTCCCCCATATATATAGATAATCTTTTACTATATACAT